ATAGTTCTCGGTCCGAAAACTTCAGCTTCTTTTTCCATAAGATCTGGTAAATATTGTTGAGCCCAACCCATATCTTGGTTGAAATCAATGTAGTTTGTAGATAGTGCTTGCTTCTGGTGTGAAGCTACGCTATTCAAACTAGGGCCATTTGTAATTGCCATAATTTTGTTTTTTTAATTAATTTTTAAATTTGTTGTTCTTGATCTTAAACTTAAAATCAGATTGATCATTATCTAAGGTCCTTACTCTAAACCCACTTGTGTTAGCATTCTCTTGGTGAGATTGCCTAGGGTCCATGCTTACATTCTTAGATTTTGCAATACTGTCTTTTAAAGCGTCAGCCTTGCCTTGTTCGTAAAAATGGTTAGCAACTTGATCCGGGTTCATAGCTGTAAAAAGTCCTTTGTGATAACCTTGGGCGTCTTCCATCACATTGTCTTTAGTCAGAAACTTTCTGATAAAGTTGTTGATGTCGCCTTGGGTTTCCTTGAGTTTTGCTGCGTCTTTAACATTGAACCTAAACCTCTTCTCTCCAACGTTGTATTCAAAACCTTTGAATTTATCGTTGAAAACATTATTCGTTTTAGTTGTAAAAATGTCAGCTTGACCTTTACTTATCTCGTAATTCTTATCTGATTCCTCGTTATGTTTAGTGAAGAACTCAATAGCTTCTTGCTGCTCATTTGTGAGCTTAGATCCGCTTTTGATGTCTTCATAGTATTTGGACTTTACACTGTCCAAGTGTAGCTTTGCTTGAGCAACCTGCTCCTTCATAGCTAATTTTTTTCTCTTAATATCTCTCTCCTCGTCAATGTCTTCGTCATAAGCGAAGTTGTCTTCCATAACAAAGTCAATTTCATCTTCTGATAAGTGAGATTTAGTAGATTTGTAATATTCTTTTAGTAAAGTATGATTGTCTAATTCAGAGTAATCTTGGTTAAGCGTAACGTAGTCTGTTAGATCGCCTCCAGTTTCCTCCATGAAATTCATTAATTTCTCAATGTTTTCTGGTAACGGTGTTCCTGTTTGTATAGATTCAGCAACAGCAACCTCCACTGTCTCTGCTATCTCCTCTACTTGTTCGTTAGTGATCTCTTCAACAACACTTGTTTCTTGGGGCTCTTCAGCAACCTCTTCGGCAACCTCTTCAACCACTTGTGTTAGCTGCCTAGCAATTTCAGCTGAGTTATCAACCACCTCTTCTTTTGCTTCAATAGGTTCGCTCAAGTCAACCTTAGTCACCGTTTGCTCGATAGCCTCGGCTTGCTTCTTCATTTTAGACTTAACCTTAGTGACGTTTCCTTTTGTCTCGTTACCGTCTGGTTGTTTTTCTACTTTTGCTTTTACTTTTATTTTGCCAGTCTCGTTATCCGCGATTGGCTCTTCTTTTTTTGTTGCCATAATATAATATAATAATAGTTAATAATTTTTACTGCGGACCAAAGCTTGACATATCACCCATACCTCCTACTATATCATTACCTGATGACTCGAAGTTTTTAGGTGGTTTATTGTTATTTCTTTGGTCTATAAGCTCACTTTGTTGTGTAGCTTGTATTTTTGTTCTTTTATCTTTACGATCTTCTTTTTCTTTTTCTCCCTGATCTTTGCTTTGACCTTCACCCGTCTTCAACTGCATATTGTAGTCAAACTCTAATTGCATTAATTGCTTTTTAATCTCAGCTTCTTTCAAAAGCTTCTCCATCTCAAACCCAGACTTAGCTTGCTCTATAGATATAGCCGTTGAAGCTAGTGATTGTTGTTTTTGCATCTCAAGTTGAGCTGAAGATTCTTGCTGTTGGATATTAGCCTGCGCTTGCGCCTCCATATTTTCTTGTTGGATTTGCTGGTCTCTCTTTATCTTTTTCTTTCTTCTTATCTTTATGAGTTGATTAGCTAGTTTTATATTCTTTATCTCCCTAAGGTCGATAGCATCTTCTAACTCTATGTTCTGTTGCCCCAACGCAACTTGAATGTTGTTTTCAAGCATAGCTTTCTCCTCATCATCAGGAGTTAACTCTATAAATATACCAAAGTCATACAAGTGCAACTCTGACATCTCTGTCAACGTAGCTACATTATGAGCTCCAATTTGCTGTATGAAAGCTTCTTTGGTTGGCGAATATTCTAATATGTCAGATATTCTAAGAGACAAACAATCTACCGTTTCAGTTGTTAAGAATAAACCTGCTTGAAGTATATGTCTTGTCGCTGTGTTGGAATTAGCTGCCGCCATCTTTTGGACACCTACTAGTGATTTTGGATCTGGAGTACTTCCGTCTCTAGCCTCGTTTAACCCAGTCACATCTCTTATCATTTGTAGATAGTAGTTGTACGTACCAATTAAACTTTGCATTTTTTGACCCCCTGATCCACTTGTTATTTCTTGGATAGGTATTTTCCCTGGGTTCATGTCACCTTCAGACGTGAAACTCCTACCAATGATAGATCCTGTCTGGAAGTACATGTTTAAAGCTTCTTGTGGGTTGTAGTTTGTTCCATTACCTAAATCTATCTCAGCTAACCCATCGGCATCTAAATAAATACCATCTGGCACTAGCCTAGACATAACTTGTTGTAATTTTAAGTGAGTTAATTGAATCATGTCCGCAAACCCAGTAATTCTTTTCACTAAAGAATCGATTCTACCTTCGTACATTCTTGGGGCTGTAATAGCGTAATTCATTTTCACTTTAGTGAAATCACTCTTAGGTCGCATCATGTTTTTGGATATCTCCCACTTAAGAAGCTTTTTTGTCCCTAAAACCATAGCTCCATCGTATAGACATTCTATTTTCCTAGACTCTCTAGAGAAGTTAGCATCATCACCCGGTGGGTTGAACTGATCATCCTTCTCTATAACCTTCTCCCCTCCACTAGCGCTTTCTTTTAACTTGTAAACCTCACTCATATAGGTTTTATAATTAAAGTATAACACGTCAACTTGATTGTCATCACTACCATCGTCGTTGCGCTTGTTGTTTCTGGCAGCACGGTTTGAACTACCCTTTTTCTTTATCTCCTCTAAATCCTCATTTGTCAAGTGGGGAAACTGCTTTATCAATTCGTTTATAGGTATAGTCTTCATTTCCCCTACGTAGTATATATCCTCGAAATAAGGATCTTCAGTATAAGAGTACACTAGGTTTGCTGGATCAACATAGTCAACCACAACACCCTCGGATGTGTTAAAAGAAGTCTTCACAGCACCTATACCTAACACGGTTAAGTCGTAGTAAAACCTCTTTTTAATTAACTCATACCTACTACCATCGAGCAAAACGTTTATAGCTTGCTCCTCAGCTATCTCAACAGCTTGCTTGTAATTGAGCATCATGTGTAGGTCTAACTCCTCCTGAGAGTCTGGTAGCAAAGCCTTGTCATTATTGAATAAGTCTAACCCGAATTTCTCCTCAACAAAAGTCTTCAAAGACTTAGTCCGCATATCAGACATGATTGAATCCATGTACTCTGTCCTCTTGCTAACTCCGTAAGGATCCCTAGAGTAAGCTTTGATATCGTAAGTTCTTTCAGCGATACCATTTACAACAATATCCACAAACTTGGAAATTATTGGAACAGGCTTCCAATCTAAATTAAGATAGGACAAATCACCGTTAATCGATAACTCATCCTTATACTTTTGAATAGACTGCTCGCCTCGAGCGTACAATCTTAAATTACGAAAATCATTTTTGTTAGTACTGTGCCTGTTAGATTGATTGTCTTGGTCAAACCACTCCCCCTCGATAGCTTGAGCAACCTTAAGCCCATACTCATAGCTTATTTTTTCAGCATCACTAACTACTTGGCTTGGAAAATTCCTCATATTAATTCTTTATTATCTTTGAAGTGTTGCCCTTGTTAGAATACCTAGCAACACTTATATTTAATTTTGGTTTTTCTACTTTTGCATTTGGCGCATATAAATGCCTGTTATTAGCCATTACTGCTAATCCAGAACTTATTGACGCATCGTGCTTTGTTCTTTTATTTATATCAAACCTACTCCAGTCATTCAGTAATTCGTTGAAATACAAGTCACCGAATGTCCCGTCTTGCTTCATGCCAACGTGATCTTGAATATACATCTCAATCGCAGCTGCATGTGCTTGTTTTATATCTTCACTTGAATTGGGTATTCCACCAACTTCTTTTTCTGCTACAGATAATTTGTTCCAAATTTTATCAGGTCTA